ATCGGAGTTGTGGTCCGAGCGGTTCGATGGGCCGTACTTAACAAACTTCTCTGAGTCAGAGACGGTCGAAACAAGTTCCAGGTTGTTGATTCGCACAACCAGTTCGTTCCACAGATTTACAAGGAAAACCAATCCAAGTTCATCAAGAGATTCGGTCTCTGGGTTGTATACCCAGTTTGGGCCGTACAGAAGAGAACGAACATCTCGTGAGACTTCGTTGACGAGTTCGTCGTGACCCTCAATCTCACTGGTTGCAAGTTCACTCAAAAACTTAGAGAGTTTGCGACGAACACTCTGGTTTTCCAGATTGCGTCGAGCGGAATCAACTTCCGAACGAATTGATTCAGGGTTTTCAACACGGAGGAAAACCGAAGAGCCGTTGTCTCCCCTTACGTCGAGGTCGAACATGTCTCCGACGAGGTACCCAATCGTTGGGGTTGTCTTGACCTTGACTGGGCGATTCTCAACGTCTACTGCGCTGAGGCGCTCTCGTGCCCGTGCATAAATAGATGCGTTGATTGCATCCATGTCGATTGACACCCTCTTGGTGCTTGATAACTTGCTCATGTAAATCTCCCTTTTGTCTACATAACCATTGTACAGATACTACGGTTTAGTTTCAAGTCAATTTGAAACTATTTTTTGACCACTTCGCCATTGTTGTACCAGGACTCCGTGAAGTCGATTGCCATCTGAAGTTCATCCAACGGCGGAGTCCCAGATACCTTCAATTCAATAATCCCAAACTCGGCGAGCCGATTCAAAAACAACTCATCGCTAAGTTCGTCGTCTATGAGAATTCGATACTGAACAAAAACACGGTATGCAATTCCTCGCTTTGGGAACTTGTGGTCTAGTGGCGCCCAGGAACGTTCTCCAATTGTTTGAAGTACGTCAAATGCCGAAGGCGCAATGATGACTTCGTTGCCCCACTTGATTTCCCACTTTGCGTCGGTTGGTACAAGGTTTGGGATGTTCATTTTTTTTTACCTCTCGTTATCCGCTGTTGCCAGTATGACGGTTATCGTCTTCCAATTCAAATCAACTTACGCAATCTGCTTCAGGCTTTCGCCAATCTCTTGGGTCTCAACAATTTCGCCATTGCGAACTCGGATGTAGGTGTACGGTTCAAGGTCTTCGTACCAAAGAATGTCAACACCAGCCTTGTCGCAAGCACGAAGAAGAAGGTCTTCCGTCGAAGCAAAGAACAAGGAGCCCTTCTCCGTCGAGCCGACCGTCAAAGGTGAGCCGTCGCATCGTGCAAGGTGCAAGTCACGCTTTTCACGAGCATCAAGCCAAGCCAGCGCAGCACGTCCCTGCAACGAACGCAATACGTCGGCTGGGTGATGACGAGTTAAGTTCAAAAGCGCAAAAGCAGCCTCACTATCAACCTGCGCCTGGCGCTCTTCGTTTAGGTACTCAAAGATGTTGTCGTCGTTGTTTAGAACGCCGTTGTGGACGCCGATAATCTTCCCTGAAACGATTGGGTGGTTGTTTAGATTGTCATCGGGTGAGCCCTTGGTTGCCCATCGGGTGTGAAGGATTGCTCGCTTCGTGTTCGTGGACATCTTCGTTAGATACTGGTCGAAAAGAGACGCTGGCACTGGAGCCTTGCTAACAGCAATGGTTGAGCGCTTACTCTTTTCGGTTGGAGCCACGACCCATGATGCGCCAGTGGCGTCTTTGCCACGAGATGCAATCTCTTTTAGCAAGCAACTTGAAACCTTACGTGCATTAATCTTCTCGTTTGGGCTTAGGCAAAATCCTGCAATTCCACACATGTGGTTCTCCTTAGTTTCGAGTGCTGGCAAGTCGCTCGGCACGGTTGGTTAGATACTGCTTGACGGTGGGCTTGATGTCGAGGCTGTCCAGGAGGCTGGACAGGTTTCCAAGTTCTGTTCGGGCGTCATCGAGGGTGACAGCCTTTTCGACCATCGCAAGAATGAACTGAATCCAAGATGTCAACTTTTCGGGGCTGAGCGTTCCCTGGTGCTGGCGGAACTCCAAGGTTCCGTACTTGGAATAGGACTGGATATTGATGACACGGTACCGTGAGCCAGTGTTGAAGACATTCTTCTGTTGCTTGGTCTGCTCCACGTCTGTCATGCGTCGGATTAAACCCCACGTGTGGTCTTCCGTACGAATGGCTTGCTGGGTGTACGGAGCGCAGTACTGGTTGCTGTGACGACTGCTGGCAACCAGAGTGTTGATGCTCTTCTGGTTAGCAATGTAGAAGTCAATCACCTTCATGAGGTCGTAGCCAGTGAGGTTGTCCATGCCAACGTGAACGTGGATTCCGCAAGTGCGGTCAACTGAAGCGCCAGCGTCCATCAGAGCCTTGATTGCAGTGGCCATCTTTTCCAATCCTTCGACGCCCTGAAGAACAGGGGAGACCAATTCAAGTCCGTTTCGAACACCAGTGCCACGCTTTGTAACGGAAGCATCCGTCACAATCTTCCAAGCAGAGGTCACTTCGTGGGTGTACCCACGGAACTCAACGTCGATGCCGACGTTACGCAATGCGCCAACTGCGACGGTGGGCGAGATTCCAAAGAACTCAGCCTCGACGCCGAATGTGCGCTGTGAGGGAATTTCCGAAAACCCTTCGGGGCGGACGCCCTCGTTCTCGGGAACACCACCGTTGCTCTCCAGCCGACGCTTAGCAGCACGTACCGCCTCTGCTGCGGACTGAGGGCGTGGGACGCCGTTGGGCGTGAAGCCGAGTTGACGAGCGATGTCGATGTATGACATGCCACCATTGCGCAGACGAAGTGCTTCGTCCTGGCGAGCGATGGTTGCGGAGCGGTCACGATTGATTGATGACCTGTTGTACTGCACTGGTCGGTTACTTGGCATACTGTCTCCCTTGGTTGGCCAATTTTCCTACACACCAATAGTACAGGGGTTTAGTACCGATTGCAAATCCTACAGCCCATGAAAATAAAGGCTTTCCAAAAGAACTTTTAAAAACATCCGTCAACCAGCAAAATAAAACTATTGCTTTTACCACCCGATGACTGTACCATGGTTGAGTACCTCAAACAAGGGAGAAAATTATGAGCAAGCCAAAGCGTCGTCGTCACGTCAAGCGTGGTCGACCCGAGACCGAGACGGTGCGTCTAGCAGGTCTGCTCCTTGGTGCTTTGACGTGGTTCTATGCAGGTGCTTTCATCACACCGCTGGGGAACGAAGAACAGAGCGGAACTCGATTCGGCGTCTTGTGCGCCTTCTGTTGGATGCCACTTTTCATCTTTCTGTGGCAGTTGATAGTCGCAATTGGTTTCGTCATTCGGGAAGATTTTCGTAAGCGCTAAACACCACATGAGTTAGCCCCGTTTGGTAATGTTGGGTTCATGACTCATCTTGAAATAGAAATCAAAACAGGAACGGTTAACGTCTGCAAGCGAAATGCCATTAACGGCATTGTCACCCGTGAGGTTTGCATCGGCTCCGTTAGTTCGGATGAGTCATCAGAGGAACGTTGCAAGAGCGCCGAAGAAATCGCAAAAAACTTTGGTTGGATTGCCGTTGATGAATGGGTGAGCGGAGAGACCCACCAATGGGTCGAGTGCCAGGCGAAGCCGGTCTCTGTTTCGTTCGTAAGCGAGTCAGCCCCTGACAATGCGGTATCTCTTGCAAAATCAGCGGGCGTTGACGCCGAAAAACTTCTTTACGAGGAGCCCTACGACGCCGAAAGCGGAAAAATCCGTGTTTGGTTTGAGGTCGCCGAGCCCAAGGGCTGGACGTGGGAAGAAAACTTGCCATGGGGAAACTGGTTTGACGAGGAGTAAGAAGTGATTGACCACAAATGGATTGAAGATAGCGAATTTCTGTACATTTTGGATAGCGTTCTTTATCCCAAAGAGATGAAGAGTCGTTTCGTGGTTAATCACCACTGGCAAGAAGGTTGGCAGACCTGTATCCAAAACGAAAATGAAGAAATCATTGTTTTGAAAAACAACGCCACCCGAGAAATGGCAAAGGTTTACGCCTACCGTCTTTTGCGTGAACTAGAACGCTCGTAAAATGGAGCGACTTCCCCTCTATCGCCGGATAATCATCCTCGCCACTGGCATCATTTCCAAAGATGATGCGAAGATGTTTGGTTTCAGCGCTTCATCTGCGTTGCCCGAGGAAGTTCAAATCCAAATTGCAACGCAAGAAGCCCTAGCAGCGGCCATCGAAATGATTGGACTCCAAAGCGAAGTCTGGGAAGATTTATCCGACACCATTCGTGACATGGGCATATACGTTGAACTAGAGTTTTCAACGGCACGTCGTTTGGATGAAGTCGCCAAAAGGCTGGAGGCTTCGTTGGACGTAGTTAAAGAGCCGATAGGTCTCGAAATGGATTGGAACATTGAATAACATGACCGAAGAAAACACATCACCAGAGCCAACGGAGTCTGAACTCAAAGACATTGAGTTTGATGAGCGAATTCAAAGCCTGATGAAGGTTCACGAAATTGAGCGCAAGATGCTCAGCCGTGCAATTTACGTGCTTTGCGACATGAGTGGCAAGTCACCAGAAGAGACAGTAAAACTTCTTTCGCAAGACCTCGATGAAGAGTACGTGGAAGCAGTTAAGCAAGCGGAGGAACAAGAGAAGGCCGAGAAAAACAAGCCAAAACTCTACATTCCAAACCGCAAACTCAACCTGTAATTCGAACTACTTGATTATTTGAAAGTAGTGCTTAATAACCCTCTTCTTTGTCTTCTTTGACATAGGCGAGGGAGTTTTGTACTCGTCCGAATGGAACAAACTACCTTGCGCTTGTTTTTTAGCAGAGGTTATTGGAACGACCGGCGCTTTACGAAGACCCTGAATGTATGAATCAGGAACCGTTATTTCTGGTAGGTCGAACATGATTTCATCATCCGTCTCTTCAAAGAGATAGTACGGAAGGTCTTTCAGGGTGCAACCAATGAAGTGGCACCACTCGAAGTCGTCCATCCCACGAACGTGGTCTTCTCGCAGGTCATACCTCCTTGCAAGATAGAAGATGTCGTCCTCGTTAAGAGAGTTTGATACTTGTCTCACCACCACACCGACCTTTCTGCCGATAGCCAATTATTGTCAGGAACCGCTCCGCCGTGGGTTTCTTCCCAGGTGCAAATGAGTGCCATCTCTCGGCGCCCATCGGCCAACTCAACTTCGCCTTCGCTCATTCGGTACCCCGAATTTGTTTCCATGCGTAGAAGGTCTACAAACTCTGAACACACTCGAACTTCGTATAGTTCACCGACTGCTTCGTCATCAAACTTTTTAGTCCAGACGCAATAGGGGTAGGACTTGTGATTGACTCCGTAAAAGAGTCGTGCGTATCGCAACTTCGCTTCACCCACTTCGTTTACAATGATGTTCTTCAGCCACTGTTCGTGCAATGGCTCTCCCTTTCGGAGGGTTCCATACGCAAAAAACATAAGCGTCTCGGTCGGTGCTATTACTTCATTTTCCATATAGCCCACTATAGCATTTTTTAGCACCCACCGCAAACACCCTCGACCCGTTCGTCTCTTTAACGAGTAGTGTTTCATGTCAATGAGCGACAGCCCCGTGCCAATCAAAAGACAGTTCTTTCTATCACAAAAAGAGAGCAGAAGGCATGCGGATAAAGTGAGCGCCTACATGGTTGAGCGATTCCAAAACTCCAAGGTAATCGCACGAATCACCCCGGTCGGTTTATTGAAGACAACCATTTCCGAGCATCAAGTAACTGCTTTTGCAATAAGCCAGGGACTGAAGACAAGTGGCACCTGGGAAACAAAAAAGAGTCGACTACACAAATCTATTGACGCAGTTGAAAATGAGGGGTATCGCTTTGAATAAGTACTGGACTGACGAGGCAGAGTGCAAGGACATGCCGAAGAACGACTTCTTCCCCTTAAAGGGAGAGAAGCAGAATCAGAGCGCAATTGACGCTTGCGCAAGATGCACGGTCAGAGAAGAGTGCGCTAACTGGGCGGTACTTCATGAGGTGCATGGCTACTGGGGAGGACTGACTGCCAAGGAGCGAGCAAAGATTCGAGTTCAGATGAGCATCTACCCAGACATCCCCGAAAGCAGGTACGGACGCTCATCGCTAATCGTGAAGCGACGCCCACGACCACCGTGTGGAACGCAAGCGGGATACAAGAGCCATCGCCTCTACAACGAGATTGTCATCCCCCTCAGAGATGGCGGGTGCGGTTGCATGGAAGCAAACTCGGAAAAAGTAAAAATGTACCAAAAGAACTGGTTGGCCAAGAAAGCGCAGAAGTAAAAAAGGGAAAGGCTGTTGTACCCTTTTTGTATGGGTTCAACGACAAAAAACATCTTTTCTCGTGCATTTTTTGCGGTGGCAATCGCACTGGGTTCACTTATTTTTACCACCGGAGCAGGCGCTTCGCCCAGCGAAGGGGCATGTAGCACCTGGGTTCGGATGATTGACATTTCATCGAACCAGCCACACCCAATCAATTGGACGAAGGTTGTAGAGTCTGGCGTCGCTGGTGTCTACATCAAGACAACGCAGAACACCAACTATGTAAACCCATTCTTCAGTGGAGACGCAAAGCAAGCCGTCGCAAACGGTATCCCCTACGGCGGATACGACTTCGCAGAGCCAAGCGACAACCCCATTTCTGACGCTAAATTCTTCGTCGCTAACGGAGGAGCGGATGGACAGTTGCCACCCGTCCTCGACCTTGAAACCGCAGGAACGTCGACCGTAGAGACTCTTCGATGGACGTTCGCATGGCTTAACGAAATCGGCGCACTCACCGGACGCTTCCCCGTTATCTACACGGGCGCATACTACGAATGGTCTTCGTTCTCCTCGCTGGGCTCGTGGAACCTCTGGCTCGCAGCCTACCCACACGGGTACCAACAAACAGAATCAGCATGCAAACTTCCATTGCCAGTTGTTTCTTCCCCATGGGCAGGAAAAGGCTGGTCGATTTGGCAGTTCTCTAGTCGTGGCTCGGTTCCTGGAATCGAGTTCAGCGTTGACCTTGACGCTGCGACGAGTGCATGGTTCCAATTCGTGACAAACGTAAAACTTTCAGCGCCAACAAGCAGTGGCATTACAACGCCAATCTACGCATACGGCTCGGAAGGAACAGCGGTTACGTACATTCAACGAGTTCTCTACAATGAGGGTCTACTCCCTTACGTCGAAATCACTGGAGTCTTTGACATCTACACAAAGATTGCTTTGGAAAAGTATCAGGCTCTTATGGGTGTGCCAGTAACGGGACAATGGGACCCAACGTCTGTATCCGCAAACATTTGGTACCAGGCGAATCACCGCCCAGTTGAGAATGTCGCAAACTACCCAACGACCTACTACCGAAACCACGCAAACGTAAAGTCAAAGGTTCTTTGGATTCAAAAGCGTCTTAACTCTGCTGGCTTTTACTCGCCTGCAACCGGAACGTTCACAAAGCAAACTCGCAAAGAAGTTGAGGAGTTCCAAAAGAGGCACCACATCGCTGTATCTGGAGTAGTTAACCTTGCAACCTGGAGGGCTCTATGGTCCATCTAGTTCTCGCCCTGAACTCACCGACCCCATCCGTCTCATCGTCGCAGGGTCTTCACCTAACTGTGTCGAGCAACACCTACTTGCTCGTGAGTTTTATTTCGATGATTCTGACAATGACATCAACGGTCATCCTCATCTACAAAAACGCAAAGAGCGCAGACAAGAAGGGCATGTCGGATTTCGAGAAAAAAATCCTGTCGGCTATACGAGATGTCAAGGGAGACGTTGCGGATGTGAAGAAAGACGTTTGGGACACAACAATTCGACTCGAATCTCACATCGACAGGGACACAGACGAGGGCGCAGAAAAGCCGCCTAAGCCAGTACGCAAAACCACAAAGCGTGTTGCGAAGCGCAAGCCTTCCGTGGAGGAATAATGACTGAAGCACACATTCAGAAAGTTACGCACTCATACGCAGTGCGATTCCCTGACCACGAGCCCCGTGAAAACGACCCGCACTACGTCGACTTCAATCACATTCACCGTGAATGGAAAAAAGACCCCGATAAGTGGCAATGCCACATTGGAAAGAAGCGCAACGACTTCTCAGAGTGCGACCTTGTTAATCCCCTTGAACTTCACCACGCTCACGTTGAGTTTGCGTTGATGAACGCCGTGGACTTGAAGTGGCTTGCTGCCGATTATCCGGGGATTGATGACCCTGAAAAGTTGGGCGCTTGGATTGAGGGCGCAGAAAACCTTTGGGTTCTTTGTCGGTTCCACCACCGTGGTCACGGAGGAGCGCACGTAGCATCGAGTAGCGACTTCGAGGGATTGAAGTACGTTAGAGGTCTAATTCAGTAATGGTTGAGACCGCCCTTGTAACGTTTGTTTGCTTCATCTTCGCAAACATCGCATCGACCCTTATGGTTCAGGCAGAAGCCCGAAACCGTGCATACGTCGCTGGAGTTTTCGAAGCACTGTACGCTCTGTTTTGGATTTTCGCAGCCAAGTATGCCCTTGATACGAAGCCAATTGAAATCATTGCACTCATCGCAGGAAACTTCCTTGGCGCTGTAATTGGAACCAAGTTCGGCGAACGATTTGTGACCGACCACGAAGACGTGGCAATGAAGGAACGCCTGGCAAAAACCGAAGCAGACCTAGATATGGCTCACAAAACGCTCGAAGAACTTGAAGACGAAATAGAACTTCACCACGACCATGGTGAGAGTCACGATTAACGTCGCTTGAAAAGGTTCTTTCGATAGAAACGTGCCTCTTCAATTGAGTAGTGGATGTCATCAAGCGCACGATGAGCGACACCATTGTTTGGCATCTTCTTCTTACGCTTTGCCTGGGTCCGCTTGTTCCATCGGTTGGCAAGTTCTTTAACTGAAGAAACATCAATAGTCCGGTACGAGACAAGTCCTTCAAAAATAGGCATCTGCTTCTTCAGGAAAGAACGGTCAAACCCAACTGATGAACCAGCCAGTGGCGCTCGCTTCAATTCCTCGTACCCGAATGAAGCAACCAAGAAGTCTCTGAGGATGTCCTCAATCTGATTCGCAGTCAACTCGGCGCTTTTTAGGTCTTCGAGCAATCCTGACTCAGTGTGCATGTTCAGTACATAGGGGTCGAGAGAATCGGGGTCAAAGGAATCCTGCTTCAAGACGGACTGAAGAGAAAACACCTCGTTCAGTTGGTCGTCCGTAACAACCACCGCAATCTCCAACAACTTGTCATTCTCTGGGTCAAGCCCAGTCGTTTCCGTGTCTACCCAAACAATCACTGTGCAACCTCCTCTGGTTGATAAATAACGTAAAGCGTGAAATCTGTTGCACTACCATTTCTTACCACACGAGCCTTATAGGGTGAGTCGTAGATGGAAAACTTTTCATCCTGTCTCTTCCCGAGCAGTTGCCCAATTACCTTGCGAACATACGATGGGTTTTTAGCATTGGTCTGCCAAACAAACCATGTATTTGGGTTCTCGATTAATTGATTGCGACGAACGATAACCTTCTCGTCAGGGCCAACAGACCTGCCCCTTTTAACAACTGGCGGTTCTTTGCTTTCCATTAAAAATTCATCTGACATTTTATTCTCCTTTTATACGTTAATTACTCGGCCAAGGTCAAGTATTTGATTCATTATGTTTTTCCAAGAGCAGTAGTAGTGTGCGCCCACAACTGTCTTCTTCTTTGGGTTGAAACTACAACGGTTGCTTCCCGGGCGGTCATTGTTTGGGGATGATTCGCTCAACTTGTTTCCGCAAACCTGACAACGAATTTTCTTCAAGTCTGGTGAGCCATCAACAAGAATGAAGTCTTGAACGTTGCGACAACGCTTCAACCCCTCAACGGCACTCTTCAAATTGTCGGCATAGGAATATGGATAGCGCCCATTCTCTCTAAAGAATCCATTACGCCCGGGTTCATAAACACTGTTGCGATTAATCTTCGGCATTACTTCACCTCATTTATAAATTGACGTGATTCTCTAAGCGTCTTGAAGTCAGCAATGTGTGTCCCAGGTACTTCGCCAACTGACCACCAGCCGTTGTCGTCCATGCGAACCGCATAATATTTTCCGTCTGATGACAGGTAACTTCCAGCGCAGATTCTTTTTAGTTTCATTAGTTCAACTCCTTGCAATCAACGCACCCTGGAACAGACCACTCACGCTCGTTGACATTCTGCAAGCAGAAAGACTTTGCGTCACGCAGGGTTGAGAAGTAAGCGTAGAAATCTTGGTGGTCTTCATTTTCGCAACGAACGTACCAACCGCACTTTGGGTCAGTGTCTCGAACGTCCAATATCTGCAAACCATTAATTACTGTCTTAGGCATCTGACCTCCCTAGTCGTTTTTACCTACCTGACAAGTGTACAGGGGTTTAGTCAAAAAGTCAATTATTTGGATGTTTGATTTTTGTCTAGTTTGTCTGTATGCTTGTAGAGTACGGTTTAGTTAAGGGAGAAAGTATGCCGGTAATGACAGAAGAAGTAAGTAAGTCCAAAATGGAGCAGTGCCTTCGACAGATGAAGAAGGACCTCGCTTGGTACCTGGAAGATGAGCCAGAAATCAACTACCCATCAATTGGTGAGATTGACGGCGTTCAGGTTTTGATGTGGGAATCAGGATTTGATGACTGGGCATACGACTACTCTTCCAAGTTGCAAGAAGAAGTAGGCGGAATTGAAGTTAGCCCCTACACGAGTTGGGCTCTTCGAATCAGCAAGATTTGAATTAGTAGTTGCAACCAAATGCGCTAGGGGCTATCCTGCCTCTAGCGTTTTATTTTTGAAGGGAAATGCGTGTTAACGCCAGAACAGATTCAAGCAAAAATCGAGCAGTACCAAGACCACATTGAAAGCCTTGTAGACGAGATTCGTGAGGCCGGTCGCCAAGCGGCCATCGCAGAGACGGACTACGAAATCGCTTTCGCACAAGAGCGCCTAACGGTTCGCTATGAAGCGCATCAAACCCAAACCAAGGCAACCGTCGACGTTGTTGACGACCAAGCAACGGTGCGAACAGCAGAACTTAGAAAGAACGCAATGCTTGCAAAGAACAATCTCTCAACGTTGCGTGAAGCACTAAGCGCATCAAGAACCAACCTAGAAAGCATGCGAACCCTTGCAGCAAGCCACAGAGTTGTTATCTGATTTTCTAACGGTACGGGAAGCCTCTCATAGGGCGAGGCTCTCACGGGCGACCATTTACGAAGCGATACGCCAAGGGGTTCTTAAAGCGAGCCTGAATGAACAAGGGCAGTATCGCATATCCACTGACGACCTAGAGGAAGCATCGCCGATAAAAATAAAAAGGCGCAAATCAGCAAAGCCACATAAACCAAAACCAAGTGAGCCATTTTCAGGGAAAAAATTAGTTACGTCACGAGTGCTAACAAACCTTGCTCACGTTTGCCAGCGTTGCTCCATCGCCTACAACGACCCTCATTTAATTGAACGATGTATCGACGTTGGAGAAACGTGCTGGGACAAGTGCCCATCATGTTTTCCAAATCTTTATGAACACCACTAAAGGAACCGTCGGGTAGTTGAAGCAACGTGTTAGCCTTTGGCAACAGACTGCATTGGAACACGGAATGTCATCAGAACCCCTTAACAATCAAGAGATGAGAAACATCGCATTGGAAGAAGGGCTTCGTGCTGCTGTTCAGTTGGATAGTTTGCGACTTTCCATGCTGAATGAAGCCGTTGACTGGCTTTGCGATATTACTGATTTACCCAAAATGGAAGTCCGCCGACAAATTGCTAACAACAAAGGTGGACAAGTTGCTCATAGTCTTGCTACTATAAAGGCTGTCCGTGAACTCGTAATGGAGCCGGACGTTTTCAAAAAAAAGTAAAAACACAAATATAGAAAGCAGGACAAAATGTCCGATAGCAACATCACCATCACTGGGAACCTAGTAAAGGACCCAGAATTGAAGTTCGGAGATTCAGGCAAAGCCTACCTAGTCTTCTCAATCGCAGTAAACAAGGGCAAGAAAAATGCTCAGGGCGAATGGGAAAACACCGTTCACTACTTTGACGCCGTTGCATATGGCGACTTGGCAGAGAACATTGCAAACTCATTTTCAAAGGGACACCGCTTGATTGTTTCTGGAACACTCCAGCAACGCAACTGGGAGACCTCGGACGGTCAGAAGCGAAGCGCAGTTCAAATCTTCGCCGAAGAAGTTGGGGCAAGCGTCCGTTGGGCGACTGTCTTGGTTTCAAAGACGGAGCGACCAGACAACAACTACGAGCGCCCACAACAGGCTCGCCAGTCGAGTCCTCAGCGTTCACCGGCACCGTCAGAGCAATACGCCTTTGACGAGGAGCCGTTTTAGGTCGGTAGCGTACCCTTCGACGCTAACCGTATAGATAAGACCACTTGGGCCTAGCAGGTTTTACCTCCACCTGTGAAAGACGACTTGTCCCCCTTCAACGGGTCAACCGACCCAAGTGGTGCTTATCGCCAAAAAAAACTACATTGATGTAGTTCACTGCTGTATAGTTCATTTACATGAACAAGGCAGACAGCGCATATGAGGGGTTCCAATAGTGGAACCGCCTCAACACAAATATGAATTCATTGCGCTGGATGTTTTTTTAGCACTCCAAAAACCACTTTGGCATTTTGAAGCGCTTTGCCGGGATGCCCCCGAAGCCAAGAATCTCGAAGTCTTTTTCCCCGAATCAACAACGCACGGCGGAAACCACCTAATCCCGGCTCGCAAACTCTGCCTCCAGTGCCCGGTTCGTTACAAGTGCCTCAAAGACGGCCTGGAAGAGCCCTGGGGCGTTTGGGGAGGACATTCTCCCACCCAGAGACGGAGAATTAGTTCTGCTTTAAAAAAGGGTAGTAGCCTTATAGAAGCGAGCAAGGCAATAGACGCACGGAGTAGAGATGCCCGATAACGAAAACCCATCCTATCAGGTTGATAATTTTAGCGAACTCGGCGCCAGCGGTCTATGGCGCACGGGTGGCTTCGTCATTGACGACATCCTTCCTCAACTCCGAGGCAAACAGGCCCAAATTGCTTACCGTGACATGTCAGAGAATGACCCAATCATTGGGGCAATTCTTTTCGCAATCGAACGTGTAATCCTCCAGGTTAACTGGCGCATCGACCCTTATGACGACCCAACTGGCAACACCCCCAATGATGAAGACCGAGCAACAGCCGAATTCGTAACTCAGTGCATGGGCGACATGAGCCACTCATGGCACGAATTGATGATTGCGATTCTTTCGTTTTTACCATACGGCTGGTCTTTCTTTGAAATTGTCTACAAGAAGCGCCAAGGCCCCGACCAGAAGGACCCATCAAAGCGCTCAAAGTACAACGACAATGGTGTTGGATGGCGAAAGATTGTTATGCGCTCGCAGGACTCCCTGTGGCAATGGCAGTTCGACGAGAGCGGTGGAATTAAGGCAATGATTCAGCGTGACCCCACAACGGGTCGCCTGAACGTTATCCCAATCGAGAAGGCCCTTCTCTTCCGCACAACATCTGCTCGTGGAAACCCAGAGGGTCGCTCAGTACTCCGTAATGCCTTCAAATCTTGGTACTACAAGCGTCGCATTGAAGAGTTTGAAGCGGTTGGAATCGAACGTGACCTTGCGGGTCTTCCGGTTGGATATGTACCGCCAGAGTGGATGAGTGCAAACGCAACACCCGCCGAAAAAGCAGCACTTCAAGCCATGGAGCGCATTGTTCGTGGCGTTAAGCGCAATGAGACCGAAGGCGTAATCCTTCCATCGATTTTCGACGAAAACGGCAAGCCACTCGTGGACTTCAAGTTGCTCAACTCGGGCGGAACACGTCAGTTCAACACTGACCAAATCATTACTCGTTACAATCAGCACATTGCGATGACGGTTCTTGCGGACTTCATCATGCTTGGACACGAATCGGTTGGTTCATTCGCCCTCGGAACTTCCAAAGTAGACCTCTTCGTCGCAGCCGTTGAATCATGGATTCGACTCATTGCGGAGATTTTCAACACCCACGCCATTCCACGACTTATGGCACTCAACGGTTTTGACTCATCACGCATGCCGACCTTGACGTATGGTCAGGTTTCAGCAATCGACCTCCAGGAACTTGGTGCGTTCTTGCTCAACCTTTCGCAGAGCCAACTCATTACGCCAGACAACAACCTCGAAGAATACTTGCGAGAATTGGCTGGTTTGCCAGGATTCCGTGCAGAGCCAGAGGGCGCTGCGGAAAATCAGCGCTATGCAGATGGCATGATGACATCCGACGAAGAGCCAGGCATGACTGCAAACCAGGGCTCAATCGACGCATCTTCACAAGAAGGCACTGAGGTTACAGACATCCAAAACCCACAAGGTGGTTTGAGTGACCAATCAGGTGGCTCAGGGCTACAGGCAAATATCACCTCGGCTGGGTACACCGGCGAGGCACCGCCAAACTTGAAGCCAACTGGCAAAAAGGGAAACATCACCACTGGTGGAACAATAAAGCGTCCGCCAAGTGGCATGAGCGGTCCCCTCACTAACAACCAGAGGTCGACATCATGACGCTAAGAATCCGAAAGATTAAGTCTTCCACCCCAAAGAAGACTGGCACCAAACTCCGTCGAGTTTCGCCGACCTCCGCACCCAAGGGTGTACAGCGTCCAATCCGCTAACTAAACGGGTTTTTGTAAACAGTGAGATAGCATTGTTTACAAATCACCCAAGGAGAGAGCCTCAATGGAAAAAATGAACGTCGTGGATGTTGTTTCGGGCGTATCCCTTGTCGGAATCGCTACCAACAAGTCTGTAGCACTAGAAGTTCGTGACAGCGCCGAAGCACTGATGAAGGAAGGCTACGCATCAGCAGACCTTCTAGCCCTTGCTGGAGACAGCCAGGAAATCTCTCTCGTTCTTGTTCCAAACAGTGGCTCGTCGGAAACCCCTGAATGGGAGCGTTATTTGAACAAGGCAATTGGCTTCCCGTTCACAATGGCCCCATCCCCCGTCCCAGAAGAGGACGACAGTTCTTCAAGTTCGACGACCAGCGACGCCGTTCAGGTAAAACTAGACCCCAATACAGTCGCATCAATTCTTAGCGCAGTTCAGGGCAAAAAGGCCGAAGATTCTAGTGATTCTTCAAGTTCTACTGATTCTTCATCCAGTTCGTCAAGTTCTTCAATTTCCTCATCGGACGAAGACGAAGAGTCATCTTCAAGCAGTTCTTCAAGTTCTAGTGATTCTTCTTCAAGCGACGGAAGTTCAAGCAGTTCTTCATCGTCAAGCAGTTCATCTTCTTCAAGTGACGACTCGTCCAGTTCTTCAAGTTCGAGCGACGACTCATCTGAAGTTCCAATTTTCTTTATTGGAGATGACAGCAGTTCTTCTTCAAGTTCAAGCAGTTCGTCTTCTTCGAGTAGTTCATCGAGCGACGACTCGATTCTGGGCGAGAATTGGAAAGACGGCCTCGACCCATGGCAAGTTGAGATTGCAGAATCACTAGACGACATGGTTGATGAACTTGGCCGAATCCCATCAAGCGATGTCAATTACGTTGACATTTCTCCACAACTTTCACTTGGCATGACATGCGCCAATTGCATTGCCCAGGGCGACAACGGTTGCGATTGGGTTGCGGTTTCTTGCAAGCCAACGGGCTGGTGCAAGTTGAACATGGTTCCCGTATTAATTCGTGCATCAAGCGCATCAAGTGCAGAACTTCAGGATGCCTCAGACAGTTCAGACAGTTCAGACGACTCGTCAAAGATTGACCTCGCTGGCGACTCTGGAATTACGGTTCCAAAGAACACCTTGCAAAAGGATGGCGACGCAGGCGCACCTGCGCCCGCACCCGCACCCGCAAGCGGACCAACAGCAGAGGGCGTTCACGTTGACACCCCAGTTTGGTCAGATGGTCGCAAGAAGCGAAGCAAGAAGTCAAAGGTTGCAAAGAGTTCAGGGGTAGAGGACGACAGCATCCCGAACACGATTCGCAAAGATGCAGAGCAACGCTACACACTCGGGCCTTGGTACGTTCCAAACCGTGGCGATGCACACGGAGAGTGGACTGACCCGCAAGAACTTCAGCAAGCCCTTTGGGGATATGTGAAGAACGGCGACCGTGATATCCGCTTGCAACACAACGTCGACATCGTTGCTGGAGAATGGCTTGAAGCCATGACATGGCCTCACGAAGTCGAAGTCCCAATGATTCAGGCAGACACAGGCTCGGTTTCAAACGTTAAGTTCCCCCCTGGAACGGTTTTCCTCGGAGTTCAGTGGAAGCCATGGGCGTGGGAATTGGTCAAGCAGGGCAAAATCCGTGGATACTCAATTGGCGGAACAGGCGCTGGCATCGAAGTTGACATGCCAGAAACCGACGAAACACCTCCCACATTCCCAGTAGCGCAGACGGCTCCTTCCAACTAGGAGAGTCCGATGTCTGGAGAAACCTTTACACCCCCTAGTGGGGTTCAATCCGCTGCTAAACGTGCTTTGGAATGGATAAAAGACGGCCAGGCGGGTAGTGGTTTTACCAATGTCGGAAGAAGGCGGGCAAGCGACCTCGCAAATGCTCACGGTATTTCTGAGAAAACCCTTCGTCGTATGAAGGCGTATTTCGACCGCCACCAACCAGACCAAAAGGCCGAGGGGTTTAAGTCCGGGGAAAACGGCTTCCCATCACCTGGGCGTGTCGCTTGGGACGCTTGGGGTGGCGATGCTGGCTACTCATGGGCAAAGAAAATGGTCGCACACTTCAACAGCCAAGATGAGGTGAAAAAAGGCGATGTTGCAGGACACCCTTTTCATGGAAATCAATACGAAAATGGTGAGAGTGGCAAAGCCTTTGCAAGGTCAAAAGATTTTATTTTAAATAATGTTTTTACAACCCGCTCTATAGAGGGTTCGGAGTGGTCTAACCACACCATTAATTCAGAAGAAAAAGAAAACTACACGGAAAACCTTTCCAAAATAATCAGCAACCCAGAAGGTTTTAAAAAGGCTCTTGCCGAATTTCCAACCAACGGAAAGCCAGACCCTGCGAAAGCAGTTATGGCAATGCTCGGCAACTTAGGTAAACCTTCGGTTGTAAGTGAGTCGGAGTTTTCAAAGGGCGACGAATATCAAAGATTATTTACTGGACTTTCAGCGCCCGTAGGGAAAGGCGCAGAAGTGGTTGCGGGGTTTGCGCACAGCGACAACCCAACATACGGTGGGGGAATTTACGGAACAGCCTTCTACACCAGCGAGTTGCCAAGCGAAGCGGTTGAGTACGCCAACGAGCGTGGCGACGCTAGAGACCATATGCTTTTGCAGATGAGGCTTGACTGGTCTAACCCAGACGCAAGCAACGCTGGAAGTGGCAGGAGCGTAAACTATAACTTTTCCAAAGAGGCAAACTTTAACGATTTGTTAAAACAAAACGGGTTTGATAAGGGAACAGCCGACCTACTTGCGGAAGGACTTAACGAAACTTCCTCGGACGCACTTAGCGGTTACAAGTATACCAATTCTGGTTATGTCATGGTTTATGACCGTTCCATCTTGCAAATGAGCGACACCTACGCCTCGTGGGGAGAAACGGCGCCAACTTCAACTGGCGACCAAATTTTTGCAAACCAGAAAGTTAATACTGATACTGGCGTATCAGCAGAGCCGATAAATCGTGCATTGGCAAAGGGCGATGTCGCAGGTCACGAATTCCACGGTAATCAGTGGGAAGTTGGTGATGGGCAAGCCAAAGAACTTGCTAACTTGTATTTTGGAGTATTTAGATACGCCCCTGAGGGGTTGGAATACTTAGGTTCGCCAAGCAAAGAAGATTTGGTTCGCAAAAGTGCTTTTGCATACGAACTAAACAAACGAATGGGCGGTGAAACACTAAGTGCTGGTGACAAAGTAAAATGGAAAGACCTAAACGGAACCTATGTAGAACCAATACCACTTAGCCACGCACAAGTTCAGCAAGCGAAGCAAGACGCTAATAACTTTATGAAAGCAGTTAGCGAACGCTCTGCACCCGTGGCGAATGAGGTTGAGCGTGGTTTAGTTTTGGACAAGTTATCGGGCGCAAAAGATGCTTTTATGGAGAAGTTTGCCGAAGGTAAAACTGTGGACTTGCCCCTTTCATCGTGGGCTAACCAACAAGGCACGGGGTTTGGCGAAAACGCCGACCAATGGGCAAATCGGTATGGTCGAAATCCAAACGAAGCCGTTTATTTACACGCACCCGCTGGAACTATTGGAACGCAACTTTCAGCACTTGACCCAGAACACATTGGAACTCAGTTATTGACTGGCGGGCGATTTGTTGTAGACCGTGTTGATTTTAGGGGAGATGGAACGCACATCTACCTAACACAAAAACAGTTCTACGCCAAGAGCAAGGATTGGAAAACAGCAGACCCCAACTACCTGCCCAAGTGGTTCCCTAGCGACTTCAACGTAAGCAACGACTTCAATAACGCCTTCAACCAAGCAAAGATTCCATATGAGGTCGGAGTGGAAAAGGGCGATGTAGAGGGCCACGTCTTTCACGGAAATCAGTGGACTGGTGGTGAGGGCTCTTACAGTTCCCCAGAAGACGGTTCACCAGAATCAGTCAAAAACTGGGCAGGGAAAATCTCTGACCAATTGAAAAGCGGGGAAACCCCAAATATCCACGAAGCAGATGTTCCAAACCTCCTCCAGGGGATGCAAGAACTGGATAACGGACAACCAGACATCAGCAAACTTCGTGTTGACGGTAAGGAAATGTTTGGCGGGGATGGCAAGGGCTACTTACGCTCGGATATGCCACAAATCCCACCAAGCAAGCGAGACGGATTCCTTGATTACCTGAGAAACGAAAAGGGCGTTTCGGTGGAAAAAGAGAACGTCGACCCAAGAGACCTGAAGACGATTCAAGGCCAAATATCAGGAACGCAAGCCGGATGGATGTACCACACCTACAAAGAGGCCGGGATTCCACAGACAAAGCCAATTCTTATCTCAAAAGATAACTACATAATTGACGGAAACCACACCTGGGCTGGGGCGGTTGGAATCAAAATTGCAAACCCCTCACTCGACCTTCCTGTCTACCGAATTGGGCTGAATTGGAACGATGCCCTAAGTTCCGCTTCCGATTATGCCCAAAAAATGGGATATGCAAGCGAATCGCACGGGGAAGTGAATAAAAAAAGTTCATCCACTGACTCAAAGTCCGCACGAAGGGCTATAAAAATCACCAAGGCGCTTGAAGCGCAGGAAAAACTAGACCAGAGTGTCTCGCCAGAATTGATTAAAACATTCTCTCGATTGCAATTTGCGGAATTCGCAAATAACCTCGAAGAAAGAGTTTCGTCTTTCGGGCTGGGCGAGGACGGGTCTACACCGCAGTAACCGAACCGACATTTCGTAAATATAGAGGTAAGATTTCATAAGTAACTGCCCTACTAGAAGAGAAATGTCTAAGTCCAATGCTCGATTCAACAAGCGAAGCCATCTCAGCGTGGTTTGAATCAATCTTTAAGGGCGAGCATCCTGGGCATCCTTTTCGAGGCAACCGATACACCAACGGTGTAAGCGCAGGTAAAACACACGATTCACGCCCGGGCACGGAAACATTTAACTACGCCCAGAA